ATCTGTGGTGATCCTATATTCGGTAAGTTCGACATAGATCACATTGTACCCCTAACGAAAGGCGGGGCACATTCAACGGACAACCTTCAGGTTGCCCACCACCACTGCAACGTGTCAAAAGGTAACAAGGAAGCAGCGTAATGCCAAACCCACCGAGAATTGATGAACAGACCTTTATCGAGTTGTACCAATCCCACGGACCTGGCTGGATAGCGAAAGAGTACGGTCTCGCCCTCCGCAATGTCAATGCAAGGCGCAAAAGGATTGAGGCGAAGTCTGGGACAATCATAGAGGCCCCCCGCAAGGTCTTGCAGCGGCGGAACGAGATGCTGCCAGCTATGCTGCCGATGGACGTAGAGGATGGGCACGTAGTTATCGGCTCCGACCCTCACTACCACCCCGGACTGATCTCCACCGCCCACGCAGGGATGGTGCAGACGATCAAGCGCCTCAAGCCCAAGGCCGTGATAATGAACGGCGACGTTTTTGACGGCGCTTCGGTATCGAGACACCCCCCGATAGGGTGGGAGCGTATGCCCACAGTAGAGGAGGAGTTGGAAGCGTGTAAAGAACGGCTTGATGAAATCGCCAGCGCATCTGACGCCGAATTGTTCTGGCCCTTGGGAAATCACGACAGTCGCTACGAGACAAAATTAGCGAGTGTTGCTCCAGAGTTTGCGCGGGTGCATGGCGTATCCCTCCACCACCATTTTGGTGAAGAGTGGCAGCACTGTTGGGGCGTGACGATCAATGACGATGTGGTGGTGAAGCACCGCTGGAAAGGCGGCGACCACGCGGCCTATAACAATACCATGAGAGCCGGGAAAAACACGATAACCGGGCACCTGCACAAAGGCTACGTTCGTCCATTCACCGATTACAATGGGACCAGATACGGTGTTGATCTGCCCACGCTGGCAGAGCCTTATGGCCCACAATTCCGCGATTATACCGAGATGAACCCGGTGGACTGGCGCAGCGGATTCTGCGTGTTGACCTTTCGAGGCGGGAAGCTGCTCCAGCCCCAGCTTGCCATCACAATGGAAGAAGGGGTGTACGAACTGATGGGCGAGGTGTACGAGGTATCAGGAGAAGACCTGTGACAGTTAGAGGAGAAGTGCTTGAAGAAGCCAGGGCGCTCACAGAGGGCGAAAGGAACGATACCTACGGCGACCCGTACCACGAGTACACCCGGCTGGCGAGCATGGCAGCAGCGGCCACAGGGTTGCCACTGACAGCCCCCGACATCCTGAAGATCATGCTGTTGATGAAGATCAACCGAATGGCATCTAGTCCAGGGCACCGGGATAACTATGTGGATGCTGCGGCTTATTCTGCCATCCTTTGGGAAGTTGTTGACCGTGGTAAGACGGACAACCCAACTGCACTGTGACGGACGATCTCCTGCTGGTTGGCCTGATTCAGTTGGCCTGCGCCAACCTCTTTGCAATCGGCCTGAAGGCGACCCAGCAGCGCAACGTGGCCCGGTCCCACCTCCCCCTGATGTGGATAACCGGGTTCTTCCTGGCCTACGGGGAAACGTATGTCATTGATCTCGTTGCAGAAATAGGCGCGGGATGGAAGACAGCAACAGCCCTCTGGCTGGGCGGTGGAACGGGGGCGACAATCGCGGTGAAAGTCTACGATTGGCGCTTTGGAAAAATTTTGCACGAAGATGAAAAAAAGGGTTGACACCCCCGCTCATTGTGTCAAAATGGCTCCACCAATTCGGGAGAAACAAGATGGACAAGAAATTCTACGTTTGCAACGCCTGCGATGAGATCACCTACCACGGTGACATGCTCCTGGTAGACGTAGGCGACACCCACGTTCCATACGGAGATCGCTGGGTATCCCTGGACGACGGATTGCAGGTGGTCTGCCCCGTTTGCGAGAGCGATGATGTCGATGAGTACCGCCTGCCGGAAGATGAAGATGAGCGGCTTGATGAAGTGTTCTCATGGAAAGCAGAGGGCGATTTCGAGTTCCTTTGGGAGAAGCCTGAGAATGTTTAACAAAACGAAACCGCCGACACTAGCAGACCACGTTGCGACTCTGATGGACGCTAACCAGAAGCTCCTGGTACGCCGCCTAGTGGACAGAGAGGATGAGCTTGGGGACGCCTTCATAGAGGTCTTCATGGAAGAGACTTGGGTGCCTGACACCACTCCAGAAGAGTGGGAGGAAACTCTCCACGAAGCTAGGCACTCTGGACTAACGCTGGGCGAATGGCTCAAGGAGAAGAAATGAAGTGCGGAGTATGCGGGAAGCGGTGGCTGCGCTTCAGGAAGTGGTTTATTGACGCTCACGCTTACAGAAAAGACCAAGGTGGTGTATACTGTAGGGACTGCTGGAGCCAGTACGTTACAAAAGAGATGAGCAAGGACACAAGATTATGAGCAAACTACAGCGAATGCGTGAAGCCTACAGGGCTGACGTTGATGAGAATCAGATACCCACGAAGGAGTTCACGGGGTCTATTTGGGATGAGGTCCGCTTCCAGAGGGAGCGCGGCTATTGGGATGGGCTGATGGATGCCCGAAAACTGTTAGAGGAAGAAGACGATGAGTGATAAAGTGTTTGCAGAAGGGCTGTTCTACGATCCGCCCCGCGACGGTGCGCCGGACTTCGTAATCGGCGGTCTGACCGTCAGTGTTGACCGATTCACCGACTGGCTCGCCGCCCAGCCGAAGAGTGACAAGGGCTATGTCAAGATCGACATCAAGCGCGGACGTACCGGCAAGATCTACGCGGAACTGAACACGTTCCAGCCGAAGAAACAGGCTGCTCCCCAGCCCCAAGGCTTCGAGCTGAACGATTCCCTAGATGACCTGTCTGACGACATCCCGTTCTGATGAAAATCGAATTTGGAGATGACTACCGAATAGTGTCAGACAAACATCAGTACATGATGCAGGAGAGGCGAGGGAGCTACGCCAACAAGGCTACCGGCGAACCAACGGAAAGCTGGGACACTTGGGGCTATTACCGAACCCTCGAAAGTCTCATGAGGTCGCTGCCTGACGCCGTTGTTAGGCGCTCTAAGGGGACTTTGGGCGAAGGTATAGCTGAAGCTAAGGCTATGACCGAAAGCCTCCTCACGGCCCTCAGAGAAGCCGGATACCAGCCAGAGCCGACAGGTAACTCCAGATGAGAAGACTACGCGACCTTGCAGCCGAAGACATCCTGACGCAGATGGAAGCGCGGTCCTCTGAGTTGTTGGACGCAGAGGAAGCCGCCGCCGAAGCTGAAGGAGCCTTTAAGGCTTACGAGGCTGTCGCTGCCTTGGCGTTCCGAGATGCAGGATCGTCAATGGCAGAGGCAGAGCGCCGGGTGAGGGCAGACGATGGCTGGGTGGAGAAGTACACGGCTGTCCAGTCTGCTCACATCAAGGCCGCTCAAGCCAAAAGAGATTACCAAAGAGCGGAAAAAGCGCTTGACTTATGGCGTACCGAAAGGGCATCATTACGCACTGTAGAGAAGCACTTATAGGAGGGTGCGGTGAGTAAGATCAAATCACATCTCATGGACGATCCCGCTTGGGAAGAGGCCCGTGAACTAACGATGAACGCAGAGGAGGAAGCCTATGGACGGGCCGATGAGGATTGGCAGCGTGCTGGAGGGAAGCGAACTCGCAACCCTTATAAACCAGGCTCATGGAGATGGATCTCCTACTCCACCAGACAGATCAGAAGGAAAGTCTATGGCGACTTCTAAGACAGCGGAGCAGATTGCGTGGGAGCTAAAACGCCCGTTCAATCCTAAGCAACTAAAGAGCCGCCCAGGACCGGGTGGGAAGACCCTCTGGTATATTGACGCCAGGGACGTAATGGTTCGCCTGGATGAAGTAGTAGGCCCAGACCGCTGGCAGACGCGGATGCGTCAGATCGGTGGCGAGGTAGCCTGCGAGCTTTCCGTCAAGTATGACGATGAGTGGATCACCAAGACGGACGGGGCCGGGGAAACCGGCATAGAGGGCGAGAAGGGCCAGTTTTCTGACGCTCTGAAGAGAGCAGCAGTCCTCTTCGGCGTGGCCCGATACCTCTACCGTGACGGTGGACACAAGCTCACTGCCGAGAAGTACGAAGAGGTCTTCCCCCGCCCGTGAGTGAACTAGACCTCTACGAAGTAATCGAAGACATCGAAGAGGTGGGCCATGTCCAGTACATGGCCGTCCTACGGGACCATTGGGCTACGATAAACGCCATTAAAGAGCTTCTAGGGTGCGAGAAGTACGCCGCCGCTCAAGACATATGGGAAACGGATGTCCCGTATTCCGACAGGATAATTCTGTGGAAAGCCCCCACCAGGGGCTTCGGGAGCTGTTGGGACACATGGGAACGCAAGGCATTAAAGGAGGGCGCATATGATATTTGAAAGCTACCAGGAACGGTTCGATGCCTCCCAACAGGAGGAATTGACGATTCAGGAGTACCTGGAACTGTGTAAGACCGACCCTGGAGCATACGCCTCTGCGTCTGAGCGCCTGCTTATGGCGATAGGCGAACCTGAACTGGTGGACACCGCGAAAGATCCTAGACTGTCGCGCATCCACTCCAACAAGGTTATCAAGCGCTACCCATCATTCAGCGAGTTCTATGGGATGGAGGAGGCTATCGAGCAGATCGTATCCTTCTTCACCCACGCCGCCCAAGGGCTGGAGGAGCGGAAGCAAGTGCTTTACCTCCTCGGCCCTGTGGGTGGTGGCAAGTCCTCCCTAGCAGAGCGCCTGAAGGTTCTCATGCAGCAGCAGCCGTTCTACGCCATTAAAGGGTCGCCGGTTAACGAGTCGCCTTTGTGCCTGTTCAATCCTGACGCAGATGGGGATGAGCTAGAAGACGGTTACGGAATCCCCCGCCGCTACATTCGCGGCGTCATGTCGCCGTGGGCCAACAAGCGGCTCAATGAGTTTGGCGGGGACATTACCCAATTCAAAGTGGTCAAGATGTTCCCCTCTGCCCTGAACCAGACCGCGCTGGCTAAGACTGAGCCGGGAGATGAAAACAACCAGGACATCAGCGCCCTTGTCGGCAAGGTGGACATCCGGCAGCTAGAAGACTTCGCGCAGAATGACCCTGACGCCTACAGCTTCTCCGGTGGTCTGTGTAAGGCCAACCAGGGGATGCTGGAGTTCGTAGAGATGTTCAAGGCCCCCATCAAGGTCTTGCACCCTCTCCTGACAGCGACCCAGGAGGGGAACTACAACGGCACAGAGGCCATAGGGGCGGTGCCCTTTGACGGCATCGTGCTGGCCCACTCCAACGAGGCAGAGTGGCAGTCGTTCAGGAACAACAAGAACAACGAGGCGTTCATTGACCGCATGTACATCGTGAAGGTGCCGTACTGCCTGCGCGTATCCCAGGAAGTGGAGATCTACGAGAAGCTGATTGATAATAGCTCACTCGCGGACGCCCCGTGCGCCCCTGACACACTCAAGATGCTGGCACAGTTCTCCGTACTCTCTCGGATTAAAGAGCCAGAGAACAGCGACGTTTACTCTAAGATGAGAATCTACGATGGGGAGAACCTGAAGGATACGGACCCGAAGGCTAAGACCCTGCAAGAGTACCGGGACACGGCTGGGGTAGATGAGGGCATGAACGGCCTCTCCACCCGCTTCTCCTTCAAGATTCTCTCCAAGGTGTATAACTTCGACAGCGAAGAGGTAGCGGCCAACCCGGTCCACCTGATGTACGTTCTTGAGCAGCAGATAGAGCAGCAGGGCTTCCCGCCAGAACAGCAAGAGTCCTTGCTCCGATACATCAAGGAGTACCTGTCGCCCAAGTACATAGAGTTCATAGGCAAGGAGATCCAGACAGCCTACCTTGAGTCCTACTCGGAGTACGGCCAGAACATCTTTGACCGCTATGTGACCTACGCGGACTTCTGGATTCAGAACCAGGACTTCCGCGACCCAGAGACAGGCGACATACTAGACCGCGCCTCCCTAAGCTCAGAGCTTGAGAAGATAGAGAAGCCTGCGGGGATTTCCAACCCCAAAGACTTCCGTAACGAGATCGTCAACTTCGTTCTGAGGGCCAGAGCTAACAACGCCGGGAAGAACCCTACATGGACTTCCTACGAAAAGCTCCGCACGGTTATCGAGAAGAAGATGTTCTCTAACACCGAAGAGTTGCTGCCCGTTATATCTTTCAGCGCCAAGGGGTCTGCTGAAGACCAGAAGAAGCACGATGACTTCGTAGCGCGGATGGAGAAGCGTGGCTACACCGAGAAACAGGTAAGGCTGCTTACTGAGTGGTATACGCGGGTGCGTAAGTCGCAGTAATGTCGCACATAATAGACAGGAGACTCAATTCCAAAAACAAAGGCGCTGTCAATAGACGGCGCTTTTTGGATAGGTATAGCAAACACGTAAAGAAGGCGGTCAAGGAAGCCGTTAATAAGCGCAGCATCACAGACATGGAGCGCGGCGAAGAGGTACACATCCCGGCGGATGATATCTCTGAGCCTGTGTTTGGGCATGGAAGAGGGGGAAGGCGAGGTATAATCCACCCCGGAAACAAGGAGTTTAAGGCCGGGGATAGGATGATGCGCCCCGCCGGGAGCGGTGGCGGCGGCGGGGATGGGGAAGCGTCCGACTCTGGCGAAGGGGAGGATGATTTCGTATTCCAGATTACCCAGGAAGAGTTCCTAGATTATGTATTCGATGATCTGGAACTGCCCAACCTCACCAAGCGCCACCTGAAGGGTAGCGACAGCTTTAAGCGAGAACACGCTGGGTATGTCTCAGATGGCAACCCGTCCAAGCTCTCTGTAATACGCTCTCTAAGGCAGTCTAAACTGAGGCGTAGGGCGCTATCAGGAAAGACCAAAAAGCTCCTTGAGGGCGCTCGCAAAGCGTTAGAGGAAGCGTCTGACCCTGACCAGATCAAGGAGATAGAGGAAGAGATAGCTAGGCTGGAAAGGCGGCTCAAGCGGGTGCCCTATCTGGACACCACAGACCTCCGCTACAACCTCCACGTTATGAAGCCAGAGCCTACTTCTAGGGCGGTAATGTTCTGTCTTATGGATGTGTCCGGTTCCATGACCCAGGAGACTAAGGAGATCGCCAAGCGGTTCTACCTCCTGCTATATATGTTCCTGAAGCGGAACTACGAGCGCACCGAGATCGTGTTTATACGACACCACACAGTGGCCTCTGAAGTAGATGAGCAGGAGTTCTTCTACTCTAAAGAAACCGGAGGGACCGTGGTATCCAGCGCCCTGCGGCTTATGCGGGACATTATCTCGGACAGATACCCACCGGACCAGTGGAACATCTACGGGGCACAGGCTTCGGATGGTGACAACTGGCATGGGGATTCCCCCAAGTGCGTGAAGATCCTAGAAGACTCCCTCCTTCCCCAAGTCCAGCACTTCTCCTACATAGAGATCACCGACAGAGGGCACCAAGCGCTCTGGAATGAGTATACAAAGCTGGCCGCGACCCACCCAGGATCGTTTGCACGGGCGCGTATAGAGAAGGTGGCCGACATCTTCCCGGTCTTCAGGGATCTCTTCCAGAAGAGGGAAAGCAATGGATAGCCTCTTATCAAAAGACAACGAGTGGACGTTTGACCTTATCGAAGACCTGGACCGGGAGATAGGGGCCATAGCCGAAGAGTTTGGCTTGGACACCTACCCCAACCAGATTGAGATCATCCGGTCAGACCAGATGATGGACGCCTACGCCTCCATAGGGATGCCCGTGGGGTATCACCACTGGTCCTTCGGGAAGCACCTAGTATCCACGCAGCAGAACTACCAGCGCGGCTATATGGGGCTGGCTTACGAGATCGTAATCAACTCCAGCCCGTGTATCGCCTACCTGATGGAAGAGAATACGCTGACGATGCAAGCGTTAGTTATTGCCCACGCTTGCTACGGGCATAACTCTTTCTTCAAGGGGAACTACCTGTTCCGCACATGGACTGACGCCACGGCGATAATAGATTACCTGGTCTTCGCCAAAGACTACGTGTCGAAGTGCGAAGAGAAGTACGGGGTAAAGGAAGTAGAAAAGATTTTGGATTCCTGCCATGCTCTGATGAACTACGGGGTGGATCGCTATAAGCGTCCCGTTGCCATTTCCGCTGAAGCGGAGAAGGAGCGGCAGAAGGAGAGGGAACAGTACATTCAGATGAACCTGAATGATCTGTGGAGAACGATACCGGGGAAGGAGCCTAAGAAAGACGTAGGGGATACGTTCCCGAAGGAACCGGAAGAGAACCTGCTGTACTTCATCGAGAAGAACGCGCCGTTACTGGAGAACTGGCAGCGCGAGATCGTGCGGATCGTTCGCAAGATAGCGCAATACTTCTACCCCCAGAGGCAGACGCAGGTTATGAATGAGGGGTGGGCGAGCTTTTGGCACTACACCCTGCTGCATGAGCTTTATGAGCGCGGGAAGGTGGACGAGGGGTTCATCGTAGAGTTCCTAACGTCCCATACCGCCGTGCTTTACCAGCCAGGGTATGACCATCCAGGGTATAACGGGATCAATCCCTATGCCCTTGGCTTCGCCATCTTCTCGGATCTGAAGCGCATGTGCCTAGATCCAACTGAAGAAGATGAGCAGTGGTTCCCAGATATTGCTGGCAACCCTGATTGGTTCAGTGTAATATCCGCCGCGATGAGAGATTTCAAGGATGAGTCCTTCATCTTACAGTTCTTATCCCCGAAGGTTATGCGGGACTTGAAACTGTTTGGGATTGTGGATGATGACCACGAAGAGGATATATACGTGGCCGCTATCCACGATGATGTGGGGTACAAGCGGGTTAGAGATATGCTGGCCCGTCAGTACAATATAGGAGATAGAGAGCCTAACATTCAGGTCAAGCGTGTGGCGCTGAAGGGGGATCGTAGCTTAACGCTGCACCACCAACGGCATGAGCGAAGACCGATGGGGCAGTCTACTGAAAAGGTGCTTAAACACGTACACCGCCTCTGGGGCTTTCCGGTACACCTGGAATCCTACGAGGGGGATACACAGATAGAGCGCAAGACAATTCCAGAGGAGAAAAAATGAGGTACGGAATCAGATTTCAACGGAACCAGCAGGAGGAGCGGAGGCGCTTCAATTACATGGACAGGGATGGGAGGCCAAAATCGTGGTGGCTGGTGGTAGCGCTTGGGGTGATCTTTCTGCTCGCCTCTTCAATTTCGCTTGCTCAAGTAGCTCAGTAGGTAGAGCACTTTCTTGGTAAGGAAGAGGTCCACGGTTCAAATCCGTGCTTGAGCACCAAGCCCTATAGTGCTATAGTAGTCCCGCTCTTACGGTTAATGGGTTTCCCGTAGAGCTTCCTTGAGGCAGCCCGGTCTAGAGTTAAGTTTCGAAGCAAAGCTCTAGGCCGGGTTTTCTTTTGCCTTTAAGAAAGTACCGGGGTGCCAGAGGCGGTGGTAGCGCTCGATGCTACGACAACCCAATTGGAGTTAATGTACTTTAGGTCCACCCAATCATTCGCGTTGCTAAACGTGATGATGTTGCCAACGGCGTCCAAGAGACTGCTACAGGTTAGTACACCATCCCCGCCGTCCGTTGTCATAACGATGTGCATCTCCTGCCCTGGAAACCCAGCGGCCAGAGTTATGGCGTCATCCGCACCTGTGGTTACGAGATACACAATGCGGTAGCCCAGGTCGATAGCTCCTGGTCCAGTCCGGGTGTATGCGGGGAAGCCGTTGCCGGTATTGGTTCGCCAAAGCTCATGCCAGTTAGTCCCGTCGTATCTAAGACGGATGTAGTCTTCGGCATGGCCCATAGCGAAGTCGCCCTTTAGGCGAAGATTTCCGGTCCCATCTCTCAGGATAACATCGTCTGATGTGTCCGTTGGCGACAGCGTAAGCTCTTGGCCCAAGAACCCGCCATTTATGGTGTCAACGTCATCAGGGGATGATTCAGTCTCTACCGTCACCGTGTGCCTGTCCTTGGTGATCGTCAAGACGCCAGAGGCTATAGTCTTGGCTTCGGAATCGGCCTCGTTTCCTATAAGAGCGGTAGCGTTAGGGTTGGTTTGGTCGCTTCCGGGTAAAACGCCGTCACGAATGTTGACCAAAGAAACAATGGAAGCGGAGTTTTCAACGTAGACCCCATATTCCTGCCCGGAGGTGAGGCCGTCTTCATGCTTATTAGAGGTTAGGAGGTCGGCTACGATTCCGTGAGAAGCGCCGTTAACATATACCCCGGCTCTCTCTGTGTCCGGGTAAGTGGTGGAGTCCTTGCCGTTGTCCTGAGTGGTGCAGCCTACGATGGCAAACCGCTCCTCGTTTGCAGCGGTCCTAATTCCTGCCCCTTGGTTATCATATGCGTGGCTACCAACTACCGTAACGTCTGTAGTTCCGTCAAGGACAATGCCGTGAGCAAAGTTGTCCCAGGAGCGGCATCCGGTGACGATTTTGCCGCCGTTCATATACAGACCATTGGAGCCGTTGTACCCGAACGAGCAGTCGCTAAACGAGACATCTCCTCCGGTCATCCTGGCCCCCTCATTAGCGTTTGCAAGGAACTTGCAATTGATAAAGCTAGACCCGCCGAAGGACTTTTCAACACCAACCGTTCCAGTAGCAGTTTTTAGCCCTTTGTCGGCACAGTGAGCGAAAACCACGTTGCTAAAGAAGGCATTGCGTAGTCCCTCTAGGTACAGGCCAATCCCTCTGGAGTTGTTGGCGGTTGCAGTAGACAGGTTAGGAGCAGTTCCGCCGGTCTTAACCCGGTTGCCCCAGATTACCAAGTCCACAATACCGCCGCCCCAGCGAGCGCCCGTGTCGGTCCCTGTGTACTGGAACCAGATGATGGGGTAGTCTCCGGTGTTGGTAGGGTGTTCCGTTAGGGTGGAGCCATCCATCAGCTTGATAACAGACCCGAAGGGGGTTATCTGAGAAGCATCAGTCCCGTGGAATATGTCGCTAAGGTAGCCACCGCCGCCTTTTAGAACAACACCAGGCTCGGTTACTTTGATGAAATCAGATATCAAATACGGTTGTGACTGCGGAGGAAGCCATACAACACCGCCGCCGTTAGACTCGGCGTGGTCGATGGTGCCCTGAATCGCGTCACGGTCATCAGAGCCAGCACCAACGCCGGGGGCGTAGTCAAGCACGTTGAACACGTTAGTATTCAGTACATCCTCTACGCTGCGCTCAGCGGTTCCCCAGGACGGGGTGAAGGTTACGTCAGCAGCGTCAGCCGTGTTGGCCGGTTTAACGTCATCGTTAGACCATACAGTGGCCCCGTTAACGTCTTTTAGAGTCACAGTGTAGGTGCCGGTTCCGAATATCTCAGCCGGGGTACGCCCGTCGCTGCCCAAGGTTATGGGGTTGGCATTGGCCGTGGTTTCGGCAGAGTCGGAAAACGTATTCTTCCTGGTAGTGGTGTTTGTCGTATAGAAGTGCAGCTTACCGTCAGCGACAATGCGCCCAGCGGTATCTTCAAACACCCTTCCAGCTTCAAAAATCCTACCCATTAAATCTCTCTCTTATTCTGGTATATTTTGCCCGATCACACCAGCGCGGATACCGGACAGCAAGTCTGTTACATAAGCGTTGGATGCTGGCTCTGGGTACATTGGCCCTAAAGAAGTTCTTGCCGCAATATCCTTAACGGACCTCCTGGCGGGGATGTTTGCGCCTGCCCCCACCATTCTCTGAAGGGCGTTAAACCGGATAACCCCAAATAACTGGAGTTCCCTGAATCCCGCAAGGAGGTTCTGAATCGTTCCGCCTTTTGTGGCTTTCTCTAAGGCGGCAATCTCATCGTCCGTCCATCCATCAAGATGCTTTCTTCGCCCCTTTTTATTTTTCCTTAACATGTTTCTCATCTCGGCCCGTATGGCCTTGTCTCCACCGCCCTTCAGGGAGGCGTTATACATCAGAGTCTCTATCATTTCGGTTGCAGAAGCCTGACGGTATAGCCGGTTCGCCTCTCGGTGGTATTTTCCAGCGATAGGAGCCTGATCCATAAGGCTGTCTATCTGGTTCTTAAACGGCGCTGCTAAACTTCTGTCAAAATCGTCGTCTGACTTCCCCAGAACTTTCCCTACCCGATGCCGAAGAGCGCCCAAGTCCTCCGGGGTGAGAACGGTCCCTGGCGGGTAGTCCTTATCAAATTCTTTAAGCAGTCTTTTGGTCTTTTTTGACAGGCTTGGTTTATACCCCTCCTTCCTCAGAGCTTGCTCCAAGTCGCTGCGGAAGCCCCCCACTTGGGCTGGCTGAAAAACCTCTTTAGAGTTGTCTCTCGCCTGATATTGGACTCTGGAGAGATCGTAGACTTGTTCAGACTCTTTTGCGGCCTTGCGTCCAGCCTTCCTAGCCTGTCTGCCTGCTTTCCCAGGAACGCCTGCCACGCCAGCGCCAGGAACAACAACCCCGCCAATAAGTCGCCCTATATTGCCCTCGCCTCCGAGAGCAATGTCTATGTCTTCACCAACCTCTGCGCCAGCAGCCGACAGCCCGGTAGCAACTATGTCCTGCTTGGTAGAGCCAGAGGCTAGAGCAGCCGATGTTTTTGGGGCTTTCTGTGAAATAGAGGCCACGCCCCGCACGCCTTTGGCTATGGGCACAACCGATGGAAGCATATCGCCAGTCGTTGAAACAATGTCACGCGCAAGGCCGGGGTCCATGTAATGATCTTGGACGCCGACTTCTTTTAGTACCTCCCGTCCTGTAGGAGTCTCTATACCGTGCATCTCCAGTATGTCAGAGCCGGGGAGCATTCCGGTTATAGAGTCGGCAAGGTCTAGCGTGCTTCTCGCCAAGGCAGCGCCAAACTCCTGACCAACTTTTAAGGCAGGGTCATACCAGGCTTCGTCATCTTCTTTTTCTGTCTGAACTATGTCGCTTGCGGGTGGCCGCCAAGCCCCCGTACTAGGAGCCTGCTCGCTTCTTATTATATCGCTTTCTGGTGGTCGCCAGCCTGCCATGTTATTGCTCCTTTCCCCTTCCTTTCTGGGCTATTCCGATACTGCCATCCTCTTGGGGGAAGGTGTAAAAGGAACCAGCCGGTAGGGCGTTGTAGTCGTCGCTACTGAATACATTCCCATAGGGGTCTTGCTGACTCCCCAAGGGTGCCTTGTTCTCATTAACACTAAGCCTGTCGGTGTTGTTAGCCATGTATTTGTCTAGCTCGGCAGTAGCCTCTTCCATAGTAATCTCGCCCTTCACAACCTGTGCCTCAAGGTCGTTGATTGCCGCTATAATCTCCATGCTCTCACGAATGAAGCCAAGGTTTTCGGCTAGGTCTTCGGCGCTCATGGACTGGTTAAGCGTTCTAATCCGCCTTTGCAGAGCCTCAAGTTCAGGGACAGCAACCTGGCCTAAAGCCCCGCCCGTTGGAGATTCCTCTCTCATCTTCTGGAGCGAATCGAAGCCCAAGGATGCTGATATAGACTGTATGTCCCCAGCCAGTGCCATCCCTTTACTGCCGGGGACGTACTTGGCAGCGGTTCCCAGCCAGCCAGTTGTGGTGGGATCTTCCTCTATCAGAGCCATAGCTTTGTCAATGGTCTGAATGCCTCTCCTGATCTCCAGGTTTCTGCGCTTCAGCCTATTAGCTTCCTTTAATTTCTCCTTCACCACTCTTGGGTCTTTGATTGAATCAGCGGTAACGCCTTTTGACTCTAGGTAGGATATCCTCTCTACCGCGCTCCAGCCCTCAAACCTTCCCTCGCCGTCAAGCGCCTCGCCAATCATCTGCAGCTCAACCTCGGCGGCTGTCTTTTTGTCTGGAGAGTCACGGCGCACCAGATCTCCTACATCACCGGAGACTTGATAATCACTTACGCTTTCTAGAGTGAAGTCACCAAGCTGTTCGCCGGATAGCTTTGGAGCATTCGAGCGTTTTATCCTGTTCTTCCGTCTAAGGTAGTCTTCGGGAGACATGCCGCCCTGTCTGGGGGGCAGCCCGTATTGCTCGGCATACTGGTCATACTTAGACCCCAGAAAGCTGTTTGCCTCGTCTATACTGCCGGTATTCGCTACCGCATCATCTCCCCAGCCCTCTACGATTTCCTCAAGTTTTTGTGCGTGGGCTAACTCAGCGGCTTCAAGCTGCGAAGCGTGTTGCTCGCCAGCCCTGGCGTGAGCCTCAACTTTTCTTGCTTCTTCTGCCATACCCCGCTTTTTGGCAAGCCTGTCTTCTTCGCGCTTCGCAATGCTCGCGCCGATGTTTTCGATAGCGCCGTAGTCTACCGCGCCTGGAATTTGTACTGATGCCATTTTATTTATCCTTTGTCCCCCGGCCTGTAAAATGCGTTTTAGGGGTTCCCGCTCTTAGTCGTTGCGGCGTCCCACTTCTTCTCTTGCTCGTTTCTGCCGCTACCAGAACTCCCGCCGCCAGAGCCGAAGCCCCACTTTTTCTGCGCCCAATCTCCAACTTGGTCAAGAGCGCCACCGATAGCCCCGCCTAGCGCTCCAGCGCCCTTTACAGCAGACTCTGCTCTAGCTTGTCCACCGTACAGTCCTATGCTGCCGATGTTCGCCGCCGTTTGTGCGCCAAGATTGGCTTGGGCATGGGCCGTTGATTGACCAACCCCTGCTGCGCTTTGCAGCCTGTTGAAGTAGTTACCGTACTCCTGGCTGGCTAACCCGCTGGAGTATCTTTGGGCTTCCCTGAGAGTCCCGCCGGAGTACCTGCGCCCTCTAGCGCGGCCCATCCGGTCCAGCGCCCTCATACTCTCATCGTAGCGGAACTGGTATCCAGGGGTTTCCTCGAAAGCCCCGTACCGGCCACGCTCTTCTTGAGCCGCTGCTGCCCCGGCTTGGGCGGGGTCTTGGAACTGAGGAACCGTGAAGGTGCCGAACGGGGTGTTGTAAGTCTGTCCTCCGTAGGCGCTCATGGCTCCTGCGGTGGGCTGCACCGCGCCCCTTCTTAATCCTCCTAAGCCTAGTTGCAAGGCTATCTCATCAATGGCCTGCGTGCCTACCTCACGATAGGGGGCCATGTCTTGACGGGCAAGGTCAAACTGACGCCTCTGCTCAGCAATAGCTTTCTCTGTAGCTTTGGCTTGAATCTTCGCCGCCTTCTTTGCGCCTGACGCCCCGATAAGGCCACCAGCTATGTCTCCTAACAAGCCCATCTATATCTCCGAATTAAAAGTTGTAACCGACAACCGTTATGTTTCCAGCAGCAGAGATGTCCTGCGCTGTAAAGGTTGCCGATCCTACACGCGATGTGTTGGTGTGGGTTACACTAGCCACTACGGCTGATGTGCCGTTCCCTGAGAAGGTGATTGTGGTCGCCTCCCCGGTAGTCGCTTGCGATGCTGCGGTTATATTTCCCGTGCCGCTGTCCAGGGTGCCGCGAACTGTGTGCGTAGCTACCTCGGTTGCACCGGAAGTAAAGGTAATCACTAGGTCTGCGTCCAGGCCGCTTACAGGCCACGCTCCCAGACCGTCTGTCCACCAGGTGTGTGCAAGAGGCTGCACCTGTACGGCGGCTTGCTCAGCGGATGCCTCTGCGGCGTCTGCTGCGGCTTGGGCTGTATCGGCTGCGGCCTGCGCTGTCGTTGCGGCGTTGGCACCGGCCTCTACGTCATCAGTGTCACCGCCGGTCCTGCGCCACAGGTCTTCAAAGAACTGAAAGGCAGACCGTTCTATCTCAACCGGGTGCTTCTGGCCGTTGATAATGACGTACCCGATCCTCGCTATAGTCCGGGGTCCAGCAACCTTAGCCACGGCCAACCTCCGGTTCTACATAAGCTTCAAACCAAGTACACTTAGCCTTGTCTGTCATCGTCCAGCGGAAGACCCAATCTCTGGACCTACCCTGACGCCTCCATACAAGCTGCCGCTCGTACTCACCAATCTTTCCAAGCGAGCGCTCTTGACGCGCTCCCCAGGTCCGTCCTCCGTCCCTGGATACCTCAAGCCATATCTGCGGGTCTTCAACGTCGCTGTTGCCTACCCCTGTCTCTGCCCTAAGCTCTAGCTTGGGGATGGATGTGGGGTATGTCTCCAGGCTCATAGGGGGAAGGGTTCGCACCCGCTGGATCTCATCACCGCCGTCAGTGTATGTATCTTCGTCAAGCTCAAATATGCGGCCTAGATCCCTGTCTCCAACGAGATGCTTCCCGTAGGCGTACTCGTAGCTGTTCGCTCTCCAAGGCTTGTTGTCACCAATCCCAGACCTTCGCTGGTGCCAGGTGTGCTTCCCTACTTGAGCAGAGAAGGTGGCGTCGTATACCCAGGTGTCATTAGCTACGGTAAGCACGTAGAAGTAGTGCCCCCTGTAGGTGTGAGCGAAGCCCTTGGCGCTCTGTAGCTCACCAGTGGAGTAGCCCTCTAGGGCTTTCTCAATGCCGTGGTTGGATATTCGCTTTGGCGTAAGGCCATCAATTTTGTATACCATCCGGTCATCACCCAGGAAGTATACTGTGTTGTCCAGGGAGACAATGGAGTGGGCTGCGGGACAGCCGCGCTCTTGGAAGGTGCCCTCCTGTCGCTCAAACGGGAAGTCAGAGTCTCCGGTGTTACGCCAAAACTCTATAGTATTTTCGCCAAACAGCATCAAGTCCCGGTGGTTTGCCCACGGGGCTATTAGGTTGCCTGGTGCGCCCTCTTTGGCGGCGAAGTCAGTCCCGGTCCAGGTCTGCCCATCGTCTGGGTTTGAGATCCAGAACTCTTGGGTGTCCGGGTTGTTGACAATGAAGTAGCCGTCCAGGGCCGTGACAACATCCCCGCCGGGGAAGTTCTCGCTGGTGATAGCCCTAAGCCCGTTGATAATGTCGTAGGTCCAGCCTATCTCACCGTCAACGATTATAAGCTCAAAGTTGTTATTGAAGGCCATCGACACGCGACGGGTGTTGTTTCCGGCGTTACGGCCACCGCCGGTTTCACCCAGCGACTCTGCAACCCCGAAGGAGTCAACCGAATACAGGTTGGTCCCAGACACAACGTACAACATCCCGTTCATCAGGGTCATAGCGTATATGGGGCCGGTCCCTACGGTAGCCCATTCCTTCAGCCCAGGAGTACCGCGCAGGGCTATATTGGACCGCCCCTCCCCTTCGAGAAATTCGGGGTAGAGGTTTATACACTCTTGAGCGGATAGCGGCTTAGATCCAACGTCATACGCGCCACTGGCTATGTTTAGCGAAGTCACCTTTAGCGAACCCTGTCGGGCTGGATGTACCAGGAGCCAGGATCAGTATCGAACATCTTGGCCTCTTCCAGCATATTGTCAGCCATGATTAGAAGCTCGTTGCGCCTCTGACCGTCCAGTTGCCGATACTGGCTCTCTAGGCGAGCGGCAAGATTAAACGTGATGCACTCGGCCCACTCGATGGGGAAATCCGGGTTCTCAGAGGTGGCGTCTATGTCGGCAAAGGGGCGCTCAGAGGTGAACTTCATTACCTGCTTAACGCTGTTAACTGGTTGCCAAGCGTACAGGGTGCCAGAGGTCAAAGTGGGCTTGTAGGCAGCAAAGACCGCCGTGCCAGCCGTGGTCTTGTTGGGCTGGTCGAAGTATTCCTCTTGAGGCTCCATATA